GTAGTAATATAATCACTAGGCTAGAGACAAATCGTCCAAATTTGAGCGAATTTCGGACGCTCAGAGCATTTTGTATAAAAATGTAGCAATTCCAAAGAAATTGTTAAAAATTTAACAAAAAAAACTTACAATTTGATTTGTTTTTATGTTTATAATATGTCAACGCCAACGCTTTTGTGGGCGTGTAAATAGAAAAGGATAAAAACATTATGAAAAACTTAACTAAGAAACAAATAGAAACAATGGTATCAGACGCAGATGAGACTATTAAATCAATGACTTCATTAGGAAAGGAACTAAACAACAAGGAAAAAATTTCAGACGCTATAATCGAACATTTCAAAGCGACTGAGTTCGGCACAGGGCAGAACTTCAACGCGTTAACAGTAACAATCAATCACTACCTAGAGATTTTTGAAGGTGATGAGTTAGCTGATTTGAAGAACGCTATAAGGAAAGTATTTCAGCCGAACCTAGCAAGCGCCAAAGTTCAAAAGGCGTTATTTTCGGCAGACATTGAAAAGCAGAAGACGCACAAAATATCAATGAAGAAAGTCAATAAGGAAATGTTAGTTGATTTTGATGAGTCTTTATTAGGTCAATATGTCGTAGTTATTGAGAGCAAAAACAAAGGCGGTAATGGTGGCGCAGATGGTGACGGTGACGGTGGCGCAGATGGTGATGAGCCAGTAAGCGTTAGTGAGCCGACATTCAATGAGTTGAGAGACGCCAAAATCAAAGCGGTTATGGCTCAGTTCAATATGACCACAGCAGATATGAGAGTATGGTGCGACAATAACCCCGATGCATAATCGGGGTAAATTGTTAAAAATTTAACAAAATTAAATAGGACAAAAAAAATGGAAAATACAAAATTAGATAAATTAGTAAACGACGGATTGAATGCAAATGATAACGGCTTTTGTACGGTGATTGCTCTTGCGGTGGCTTTTGATAAGACATATCAAGAAGCCGCCCAAATTATGAGGGGTTATGGCAGACGTCACCGTAAAGGAATGCACCGCCACGCAATGGAATACGCCATACAAACCGAAGCACTCAAACACGGCTACAGCTACTCAGTATATGACTCAGAGCACGTTAGAGATGGCGAAATCAGAGTCAACGCACACAGAAGAAGAACGGAAGTAAGTGTTCAACAAAAGTTCGGTGTAGTGGGAAAAATGACGGTCAATAATTGCCTTAGATATTTAAACCCAAAGAAAAAATATATTATAGGTGTTAGAGGTCACGCCGTCGCTGTTGCTGAGGGTAAGGTGCAAGATTGGACAGAGGGCAGAAGACATCAAGTTAAGCATATAATAGAATTAGACGCACCGTCTGAGAGTCCACAGAAGCCCGAAATTAAGCCGATAATTAAAAAGGCTAGTATGTCCCTTGATGATATGATATCATTGCTATAATTAACAATCGAAACGCCCTGCGGGGCGTCTAGCAACTTGGGCAGGTTGCTACTGATGAGAAGCCCACTAATAATAATAATATGAGGATAAATAAAATGAGACTAACTACAGAACAGAAAAACAACTATAAAGCATATTTAATTGATTGCATTGATTACCCTGAAAACGCTTCAGCAACAAACGACTTTTTAAAGGTTGATAATTTTTTCAAAGTTTTTGATAATGAGTACGGGTGGAGGGTTTCACAAATTGGCGAATTTAACGCATTGTCTGAGTATATGCAAAATCAGCCTAGCAGTATATCTTTGCCCTGCTACTATTACGAACAAATCGAACTAGCTAAAAAGTTCGGCAGTATCCCGCAAGATGCAACAGATAGACAAGAACAAAAAATTATAGATAACTTTTATAATTTCTTTACTAACTATCTTTTACAGATAAAGCGTAAGATGAAAATTGAAATACAATACAACGCAAAATAGGAGATAATGACAATGATTAAATTTGAAACTGAAAATTATCACGGTGAGATAAGAGAAGATAACACGTGGGGATGGTTTGAACATTCCGAACTAGGCGAGGACGGCGGAACAGGCAACTTTGAAATATCCATTAATGACGTTTACTGGGCGGTTGTTGATATGAACTATTGTTACGACCTGCCAATTGAGGTATATGAACTATTAGAAGATAGAATCAAAGTCCCACAAATGCAATTCTAGCCACTTTTTTTGGTCTAGCCTAATAACCCCCTTAACTGGGGGTTTTTGGGTGCAAGAACCTTAAATTTAATAACTATATGGAGATAAATAAAATGGAAATTAGTATATATTCAAGTGATATCAGAGACTTTGATAAAGAACTAGATAGAAAGTTTGATATTAATGACGAGTTCGGCAGAAATATTTTTGATGATAGGGGCAGGTTGTCGTTAGAGAATTATGAATATTCGATAGAGCCTCATACATACATTGCAGTCTTAATTGAAATGCAAGAGCAGATAGACGACTTAAAAAAGACTGTCGAGCAGTTGAAGCACAAATCAGACTGGGTTAGTGGTTACGATGACCACGGGTGGAATACTAAATAGGGGCATAATATGCAACAATCAAGAAAAATAATTAAAATACCTGTCAAAGATAGGGACATTTCCGTCCAAATCTCACGCAAAAAGAGACGGCAACGGCTGAGAGACCACAGGGTACACCGTAAGCTAAAGTTAAATTTTTAGCAAGGGCATACCCTTCCTACACTAGAGAAGTCCGCTAGAATCGAATCCTGCGGACTCTCTTTTGTCGGCTTTAGTCCAAAAATCGCTATTTCTAGTGGTTTTTGTAGTAAGGCTTGAGAAATTGTTAAATTTTTAACAATATTTAAAACTCTTCTTTTTTCTTATTCTTACTAGTAATACGGAAGAGTCTAATTTTATATATAAGGAGAACTATACTTATGACTTCTAAAGAAGCAAACCAAGAAGATATTGATAAATCATATAAAGATATTATTAACTCTCTTCTAATAGGCTATCGAGGCGATTGCCTAAATTATGAATGCGCTCTAAGGATTATGATTCGTGAGAACATAACGCCTATCGAGCTATTTAATCACATAGAGGATTTAATAGACTGGTATAATGAGCCTGAAGAAAAATACACAGCGTTAATGAACCCTTGGTTCTCTAATAGGTTAACGACTGATTTTAACCCCCGCTATGAGGATAGTTGGAATAAATATTTTGGAGATAAATAAAATGAAAAAAAGTTATTTTGTAAGAGTAACACTTACTCAAGAGTCATCTTTTGATGTTGACATAATGGCTGACGATTATGAGGAAGCTGAAAGAATCGTCCAAGAGAAAGTTTGGGCAGACGATTATGATGACGAGATAAAATGGTCTCTAGAGATTACTGACGAAGATTACGAAGCAACTCATATCGAATGTGATGATTGCTGTGCGACTTATGACATCTTTGAGGACGAGTGTCCTGAGTGTTTAGAGAAGATGGTAAACGCTGAGGAGGGTGACGACGATGAGTAATCTAAACGGTAGAAACTGGACGCCTCTAAAAGAGGTATCCCTAATAGACTGTGCGACGGAATATAAGAAGATGAAAAATCTTTACCTAGACGCAGACTTTGATGATAAAATGGAGTTGGCTTTATTCTATAAGGGTAAAGCTGACTACTATAAAGCCCTATATGACAAAGGGATTGAACACACAGTAAACTTTTAAGGAGAAATATAATGATAAAACACTATATATATGTTTGGGAATGTTCTTTCTATCTAATGGACGAAGACGGTAACGAAGTCCTAAATGATGACGGGACAGTTAAACTTTTTGAAGCTGATGCTGACTTCTCTCATATCGCTGAGTCTCTAGAATTGGAAGATTTAGAAGAGTACACAGACCCCGATAACGCTAGACTTAAGAGAGATAATGACAAACTAAAGTCATTACTATATAATCTAGTAGACAGCGCTGATTGTGATACGCCTTTAGAGTACAGAACCAAACACTTTAAAATGGCTTTACGAGAAGCCCAAGAACATTTACTATCTTAGGAGAAAATATAATGAACGAGAAACCTTTTATGCAACGCCTTACTGAGGCGTACGAGGAACAGAAATACACTTACTTTGTGACTGATGGTGAGGGTAACTGTATGGCTGAAGATATGGCAGAAATTGACGCCCGTGTGTATGCTATGAAGCACGGATGGTCTGTAGGACGAAAGGAGGTCAACGATGTCTAACCCTAATAACAATAAAAACTTTAATGACGAAGCTCTAAGAATTAACAGAGAGTTAAAGAGAGAGAACGACAGACTTAAAGAGAAAATTAAACTATTATTAGAAATTATAGAGGAGCAGGTAAATGGCGGACATTAATGGAGTAGAAAGGACTTATGCTAATAAGGACGAGTATGACTGGGAAGGCGGCGAGTACGACGACAATGAAGTTGAGACAGCTATGAAAACTCAAGAAATATTAAATTCCCCGGAATTTCAGAAAGAGTATAATGAGTGGTTAGATACTGACCTCAAACAAGAGAGGTCTGATATTATCTATCAAGACTGGCTAGAAGAATATAACAGGGAGTACAAAAATGAGATGTAAATGTTGCGATGCCGTACTCAACGAATGGGAGTCTAAAGCTAGAGAGCCTACAGATAAGTCTAAGTTTGTTGATTTATGCTCTGTCTGTAGGTATCACTCTAACCCTTATACTTGGTTAGATGATGATGAGGTCATAAATAAAGAAGATATTAGGGTTGACTCTGATTAATAAGTATGCTAAAATATTACTATAGATTCATCTAAAGTGGTAATTATAATGATTATCACTTTAGGTAAATCTAAAGACCTAAGTTAGTCCTTTGAGACCGCTAACTTGGGTCTATTTTTCTAGGTCTCAAGGAAATAATAATTATGATAACTACAGGTACAGCAAAGTACGTCTATCTAGACAGTACAGAAAAGTTCAATGGTGAAGATACTGGTAAGTATACGCTTACTGTCGCTGTTGACGATAAGGAAGCCAAGGCACTAGAAGCAGAGGGTGTCAAGGTTAGGACTATTCAGACAGAGGATGGGGAGTCTTATAAAGCCCGTAAATTCTCTACTAGGTATCCTTTATCCTTTGATATGGTAAAGACTGCTGACGGCGAGGCTATCGGAAATGATTTCGGTGCTGAGTCTGAAGTACAGGTACTTTGGAAAAAGGGGAATGAACACCCCCAACACGGTTTCGCTACATACTTGACTGCGGTTAAGGTTATGAAGCGTACTGAGGGTTACAAGTCTGCTGACGAAGAAACTAATGCGTTCTTCGCCTAACCCCTCTACTTTTGTAGAGCATAAGCCCTGCCCTGCCTGTCGTGAGACGGGTGGGGACAGAGCAGGTGATAACCTTTCGGTCTACTCTGACGGACACGGTTATTGTTTTACTTGTGGTCATTATGAAAAAATTGTTAAAAATTTAACATTTTCTGATGTCACGAGCGAATATTTTAATATGGAGAAAAATTCTATGCAAAGTGTAACACCACGAGGTACAAGTGGGGCTATGATTAAGGATAGAAGGATTTCCTCTGACATCACCAAGAAGTTTGGTGTAACGGTAAGCTACGACAAAGGTGGTAAGATAGACAGACACTACTATCCATACTACGACTCAAAAGATAGCAATAACTTAATTGGCTACAAAGAGAGAACTGTCGCAACTAAAGAGTTTCGAGTTATTGGAACTAATAAAGGTGCAGGTCTATTCGGACAGAATGCTAACCGTTCCGGGGGTAAATACTTAACTATCTGTGAGGGCGAACTAGATGCCCTTTCTGTGAGCGAAATGTTTGACGGCAAGTGGCAGGTTGTCTCACTAAAGAACGGGGCTAATTCAGCCGCTAGGGACGTCAAAGAGAACTTAGAATACATCGAGTCCTTTGATAATGTGGTCTTATGTTTCGACCAAGACCAAGCAGGTTTTCAAGCAGTTAAAGACGTACAGGATATTATATCTGTCGGGAAGCTCAAGGTCTGCAGGTTGCCTATGAAAGACGCTAGTGATATGTTGATTAACGGTAAGATTAAAGAGTTCACCAATGCGTGGTGGTCTGCTGAGTCTTACACACCTGCGGGAATAGTCAAAGGTGAGGATACGTGGGAACATCTTCTAAAAGATGAGAACCTCGTCAATATTGACTATCCTTGGGCAGGTCTTAATAAACTAACCTACGGCTTTAGGTCTAAGGAATTGGTAACTATAACGAGTGGTTCGGGTATGGGTAAGACTAGCGTTGTTAAGGAGTTAGAATCATACATACTTGATAAGACTGACGATAACCTAGCTATCATTCACCTAGAGGAATCTATCGAGCGTACTGTTAAAGGCTTGATGTCTATCGAAGCTAACTCACCTATTCACATACCACAGTATGAGAGAGAGTTAAGTGCTGAAGACAAAAAGGCTCTATGGCAGAAATCGGTAGGCGATAAGAATGTATACTTCTATGACCACTTCGGTAGTATGTCGGAAGACTCACTACTCAATGTGATTAGAACTTACGCTAAATCTTTCGATTGTAAGTGGATAGTTTTAGACCATTTATCTATTGTAGTTTCTGACCAAGATGGTATACTAGACGAAAGGAAAGCAATTGACGCAATTATGACAAACCTTAGAAAGATAGTCCAAGAGACGGGCATAGGATTATTCCTTATCTCTCATCTCAGACGACCACAAGGTAAAGCGCACGAAGAGGGCGGACAAGTATCGCTATCTGAGTTAAGAGGCTCTGCGGCAATCGCTCAACTTTCTGATATAGTTATCGGATTGGAGCGTAACCAACAAGATGATGACCCTATAATTCGTAATCAAACAACACTACGAGTTATAAAGAATAGGTTTTCGGGTTTGACTGGTAAGGCCTGTAGGTTACAGTATGATAGTGAAACTGGAAGACTTTCGGAGGTACTTGATGAAGGCTTTTTTTGATATAGAAACTGACGGTCTCGAAGCTACTAGAGTACATTGCATCTGTGCAATGCTTGACGATGGCGAGGATACTGTATACAACTTTATAGGAGGAGAAGCGAATGGACTTTTTCGAAAATGGTTGGCATCAGAGAATGTCGACACTCTTGTGGGACACAACATTATTAATTTTGATGTTCCTATTCTGCGTAGGATTACTGGGATGGATTGGGATTTTAATTTACGGGACACTCTCGTTCTTAGTAGATTATTTAACCCTAGCCTTGACGGTGGTCACTCTCTAAGGTCTTGGGGTGAGAGGCTCGGTGATTATAAGGATGACTATCAAGGTGGTTGGGAAGAGTATAGCCACGATATGTTGACTTATTGTCAGCAAGACGTAAGAGTTACCAAAGCTCTTTACAATCATTTTGTTAAAAATTTAACATTTTCTGAGGCAGTTGATTTAGAACATACGACGGCTGAGATTATTAAGCAACAGACCGACAATGGTATGATACTTAATGAAGAACGTGCGTATGAACTACTAGCTGAGATGAAAGAGAAAGTGTTGGATATAGAGGATGAGGTACACGAAAGATTTAAACCTCTGCCTGTATGGGTAGACTTAGTTCACCCTAAAGACAAGATGAAGAATAAAGACGGCAGTATCTCTAAGAGGTATCAAGCACAGCTAGACAAGGGCGCTCACTTTTATGATGAGTTAGATGCTGAGGGAGACCCTGCTATAGCTAAGTGCGAGGTAAAGCAATGTGCTTGGGGATACTTTGATTATCCTGAGTTTAACTTAGGCTCTCGTCAACAGATAGCTAAGTATCTACAGCACTTCGGTTGGAAGCCTAAAGCATTTACTGAGAAGGGCAATCCTATCGTAGACGAGAAGATACTTAAATCTGTTAATATACCTGAAGCACAATTGATTGTAGATTACTTAACACTAACCAAGCGTATAGCTATGGTAAAGAGTTGGGTTGATGCAATAGATGAGCGTACTGGTCGAGTACACGGTAAGGTAAACCCTTGCGGTGCGGTGACTGGTAGGATGACACACTCTAACCCTAACTGCGCTCAAGTCCCTGCGACTAAGCACGGAAAAGACGGAAAGGTTTTATGGGGTTTTGAGGGTGGTTATGGTGCTGACTGTAGAGACTTATGGACTGTTCCTAAAGACTACAAGTTAGTAGGCTGTGACGCTAGTGGGCTAGAGTTAAGAATGTTAGCACACTATATGAATGATGATAAATACACTAATGAGATACTTAACGGTGACATTCATTCTGCTAATCAGAAGTCAGCAGGACTACAGACTAGAGACCAAGCTAAGACTTTTATCTATGCGTTCCTTTACGGAGCAGGTGATAGTAAGATTGGCGAGGTAGCAGGAGGTGGTGCTAAACGTGGGCGTATGCTTAAGAAGAACTTTCTTGACAATACTCCCGCACTAAAACAACTGCGAGAGAAAGTTTCCGAATCAAGTGGTAAGGGTTGGGTTACTGGATTAGATGGACGTAAGCTACACATACGCTCACAACACTCAGCACTAAACACTCTACTACAGAGTGCAGGTGCGGTGATTATGAAGAAAGCGTTGGTATTACTAGACCAGTATGCAAAGCAATACAAGATAGATTATAAGTTTGTTTTGAACGTACACGATGAATTTCAATGTGAGGTCAGAGAAGACCAAGCAGATTTCTTCGGTGGTCTAGCGGTAGGGTCTATCGTACAAGCAGGTAAATCTTTTAAACTAAACTGTCCTTTGGACGGTGAATACAAGGTAGGTGAAACGTGGCAACAGACACATTAATAGACGATATATATCGTATGATAGACACCAAGGAAATCCCTGAAGGTGTACCTGTCGAACAAGTAATCAATGACTTCGGTGAGAATGTCAAAGAGATACTAAGAAACAATATCACAGAACACGAGTTTGATAAGCGTAAGCTCCGTATGTCTAACATAGGTAAGAAAGATAGACAGTTGTGGTATTCTTATAATGGCTATGAGGGTGAGAAACTATTGCCCCATACAAGAATCAAGTTTCTATATGGTCACTTGATTGAAGAGATGGTACTAGCTCTTACTAAACTTGCAGGTCACGATGTGACACACGAACAGAAGCAAGTAGAAGTAGATGGTATTAAAGGCTCTATGGACTGTAAGATTGATGGTGTATTGACTGATGTTAAATCAGCGTCATCTTATGGCTTTAAGAAGTTCAAAGATGGTTCGTTAGTTAATGATGACCCCTTTGGATATATAGACCAAATCAAAGGCTATGCTCACGCTGAGGGTACGACAGATATTGGTTGGTTAGTTATGGATAAGACCAACGGACATCTTACATATCTAAAGTATGATATGGCTGATGAGTCTCAATGGTACTGGTCGAAGTTAAACTTTTTCTCTATACCTGAAAGAATAAAGAATATAAAGAAAGTAGTTGAATCTGATACACCGCCTGAGAGATGTTATGAGGCTATACCCGACGGTAAGTCAGGAAATATGAAACTTCCTGTTGGTTGTAGTTACTGTGCATATAAGCACGATTGTTGGGGTGAAGACCTAAGAACATTCTTATACTCTAATGGACCTCGTTACTTGACGCAGGTTGTACATTTACCTAACGTAATAGAGGTGGATAGAGATGGCAATAAAGTTTCGCAGTAAGCTAGAGAAAGAATGTTCCGAAGCTCTTGGTAAGGAATGGAAGTATGAACCTTGTAGGATAGCCTATACTATCCGTAAAAACTATACGCCTGATTTCGTTAAAGGCAAGTTTCACATAGAAGTTAAAGGGTTCTTTCGGAGTGGGGATAGACAGAAATATAAATCAATTGCTGACCAACTTAAGTTTGAAGGCAAGGAGTTAATATTCTTGATGCCCCGCCCCGATTCCAAAGTAGCTAAGGGTAATAAAATTACTTACAGGAAATGGTGTGAAAAATACGGCATCAAAATATTTTCAACTAAAGAGATAAAGGAACTAAAGAAATGGACGAAGATAAAATAAATCCTAACCATTATAAGCAAGGTAACATTGAGGTCATAGACTTTATACTAGACCAAGATATGGACTACCTAACTGCTTCGATAACTAAATACATCTGTCGATGGCGATTTAAAAACGGCGTTGAAGATTTAAAGAAAGCTCGTTGGTTCTTAGATAAACTTATAGAACACGAGGGAGGGCAGTATGGCTCTAACTTTAAATGAACTTAAAGAACGTATAGTTCAAGAAGCAATAGACCCTTGTACTCTGTGTGAGGTATTAGATATAACAACAGAAGATATCTTACACGAGTTCGAGGATAAATTAATAGACAAACGGGAGGAGTTTGACGATGTTGATGATACCTACTGAAAACTTCCTTATGATGACACTAGCCTTTCTTACATTAGGAGCAATCTTAATATGGAGACACGGACAGAAGTGTTATGATAGAGGGATAACTGATGCGATACTTATGCACAGGAATGGAAGATTAAAATATAATACTTATGAAGATGACAATGGAAGTAAGATGATAAACATTGAAATCGACCCAATTGAAGGAGACGAATAAATTGAATAAATTACCTAATGATTACCAAAACTTTATCGCTCTTAGCAGGTACGCAAGGTGGCTACCTGAGAAGAACCGTAGAGAGACTTGGGAGGAGACTGTAGCTCGGTACTTCGACTTTATGGAACAGCACCTAAAAGAAAATACTAATCAAGAGTTAGTGCCTAAGACTAGGAAGATACTTGAGGAAGCAGTATGTAACTTAGAAGTTATGCCTAGTATGAGAGCTCTTATGACCGCAGGACCTGCTCTAGCTAAGAATAATATTGCAGGATATAACTGCGCTTATCTTAGTGTAGACCATCCTAAAGCATTTGATGAAACATTGTTTATACTTATGCACGGTACTGGTGTAGGTTTCAGCGTAGAGAGACAGCACGTTAATAAACTACCTGAAGTTCCTGAGAATATGGTAGACGTAGAAGATGTTATTGTCGTACAAGATAGCAAGGAGGGATGGCAGTCTGCATTCCGTAAACTGATTACTTATTTATATGACGGTGAGATGCCTAAATGGGACTTCTCTAAGGTGAGACCAAAAGGTGCTAGACTACAGACATTCGGTGGTAGAGCTAGTGGTCCTGAGCCTCTTCTTGATTTGTTTAACTTTGCTACTAACATCTTTAAAGAAGCAGGGGGTCGTAAACTTACATCGTACGAATGTCACCGGATGATGTGTAAGATTGCTGAGGTTGTGGTTGTAGGCGGTGTTCGTAGGTCAGCTCTTATCTCTCTATCTAATCTTACTGATGAGCGTATGCGTAATGCTAAGAGTGGTCAATGGTGGTCAGATACTCCTGAGATGGCTCTAAGTAATAATAGTGTATGTTATACAGAGAAGCCTGATATGGGTATCTTTATGAAAGAGTGGACGTCTTTATATGAGTCTAAGTCAGGTGAGCGTGGTATCTTTAACAGGGAAGCCGCTATCAAACAAGTAGAGTCTATCGGTAGACGTGATACAGACCACGACTTTGGTTGTAATCCTTGTAGTGAAATCATTCTTAGAGATGGTCAGTTCTGTAACTTGACTGAGGTTGTGGTAAGAGCGGAGGACACGCAAAAGGATATACTCCGTAAAGTTAGACTAGCTACTATATTAGGTACGTTCCAAGCGTCACTAACTAACATTAAACGCTTACGTCCTAAGTGGGTACACAATACAGAAGAGGAAGCACTACTAGGTGTATCTCTTACTGGTATTATGGACAATGCTTTTATGAATGGTAGTAGTGATGACAGTAGAGGATACTACGGCAAGAGAAGTTTAGCTGACTTTTTAGTAGACCTTAGAAAAGAAACAGTTAAGACTAATGAGCATTGGTCAGAGCTACTGGGAATTCAACAAGCTACTGCTACTACTGCTATTAAGCCTAGTGGTACGGTAAGCCAGTTAGTTGATAGTGCTAGTGGTATACATACTAGACATAGTGATTATTATATCCGTAGGGTTAGAGCAGACGCTAAAGACCCTATAGCACAACTTATGGAAGACCAAGGCATTCCTTGTGAGCCTGATGTTATGAAACCTAATAGTGTTAAGGTATTCTCTTTCCCTATGAAAGCTCCTGATGGTGCTATTACTAGGAACGAGAGAACCGCTATCGAGCAGTTAGAGCTGTGGCTTAAGTATCAGAGACATTACTGTGAGCATAAGCCTAGTGTTACTGTAAGCGTTAGAGAGCACGAATGGATGGAAGTAGGTGCTTGGGTGTACAAACACTTTGATGAAGTATCAGGTGTTAGTTTCCTACCGCACTCAGACCATACATATCAACAAGCTCCTTACGAAGACTGCGATAAGAAAACTTATACAGAATTGGCTAAGAAGATGCCAAAAGCTGTAGATTGGGATTTGATTAGTGAGTATGAATTGACCGACTCAACAGTAGGTACTAAGACACTAGCCTGTACTGGTAGTGTATGTGAGTTAGTTGATTTAGTTGAAGAAGAAAGGGACACGGAATGATAGAAGGTATATTGTTGGTGTTAGCTTTACAGTTACTTGTGTTAAAATTAACAGGTGATTTGTGAAGTTGCAAAGGGTGGCTAGTATAGCCGATGTGTTACATTTAATATAGGAGTAAGAAATATGTTAGAGAAAATCAAGAATGGTGCTGACGGTGCAATTGACATTGGCATCAAACTGGTTAGCTTATCAATTATATTGCAGATTATCTTTGGTACAAAGGTAGCTTTCCTTACGGGCAATGTAATCGGTGCTGTACTCGATATAGTTTGGACTTTGGGTAATGCTGGATTAGCTGGTATAATCACAGCGCTTATCATTTGGAGGCTACTTGACAAAGATATAGTCAATGAGCTCAAAGACTAAGGCTAAAAAAACTTGGGGTCTCGTTCGTATGGACGGGACTTCCAAGCTATACTACTCACTAAAAGTTAAACATTTAACAAAAACTCAGCCTAGAGATTTATGGAAGAGTGATTGGAGAAAATAGTATGATATATGAATATAAGTGCAAAGACTGTGGATTAGTATTCTCAGAGATGCGTAAGATGTCAGAACGCTTAGACCCTATAGACTGTGAAGCCTGTGGCGGCGAAGGTGAACATAAGATAAGCACACCTATGTTTAGGACGTCAGGAGACGGACACGGCAGAGGCGCAGGTCACAAAGGAGAATGGAAATGATGAATGAGAAGAAGCTAATAGATTTGCTCAACTCAGGAGAAGATTATAACTTCGTCGCTATGGACGATAAGTTTGCTAGGTACGATGCTTTTGATACAGAGCACGGCATTATGCTAGAGATTAAATGTCGTAATAAACATTATGATGATACTCTCTTAGAAAAGATGAAGTATGATTGGAATAAACAATACGCTGAAGAAAACGATTTAGAGTTTATGTATGCTGTAAGTATGCCTCACAAAGGCGGGCATAAGGTCTATTTGTTTGACCCTATAATTATGGAGAGGGATGAAGAGTATGACTTTAAGTGGCACACACGAAAGCTACCCGCTCAGACAGAATTCTCTAGAACTGAGTGGATAGACAAAGAAGTTGGATATTTGAATGTTAAGGACGCTCTCGCAGTATTACATATAAAGACGAATCATTAAGAAGGTCTCTTACGACCACGTCTACTACCGCGTCTCATAGGACCGCTACTCATCATACCTGTTGCAGGTTTTGGTGGTGGCGGTTTTTTTGTGTTCATTAGTTTTTGTTCCCACTTCTTAGCAGACTCCATACGTCTCTCGTTATGTGGGACTCCGGGCTTCTCATAGACATCTGAGAATATCTTAGCCTTTCTCTTTATAGGGTCATCTATGTGGGGATTGGCTAACATACTTTCTGAGAACATAGTCTGTAACTTACTTCTGTCTCTCCATCCTAGCTCTCTACCATAGCCTCTATTTCCGTAGATATTGTCAAACACGAACTTAGCTTGGCTCGTCTTATTATCGTTTAAATTTGAGTCTTTAAGCCAGTCAAAATAGTCTCTCTTATGGCTACCAGTAAACTGAAACAATCCGTAACCTTTACCACCTCTCTCTTTCTGAGTGTGAGAGTAAGTACCACCTGTTTCAACATCTATATTACCCATTAGTGCGGGTATATCCCTAGGAGGGAAACCTACCGCTAGTAAAGCATCAATAGTTTCCTGCTCGTTGTTTGTTAGCATTCCCATATTATTGAGCCATTACAGCAGAAGTTACTGCAGTTGCAGGAGTAATTGCCTCAGACATAACAGCTTCAGGTTTGGCTATGTCTGCTATCTTATCAGCAAGCTCATCTACTTTATTTCTCACGTTTCTGTTAGCGGCTCTATTAGCAAAAAGACCAACAGTAGTAGGTATTAACCATAACGGCTGTGCGTAAGAACCTGCAAAAGCCAAAGCAGTCATAACTTTTTGAACATTTGGAGACAAATCAGCAGTTCTACCAATTACTCTATCCATAATATTTCCTTGTAAAACATTCTCCATAAGGTCTAATTCTTCTTTTGAAAAATACTTACTAGCTTTTGGG